CGCCGTGACCGTGGCAGAGACGCAGGACTTTGCAGCGCCCACCACGTTCGGCAAGACAACCCAGGCCACCATCACGCCCGGCGAGGTGATGGCTCAGGTGGTGCTGACCGACCGTGACCGAGAGACGGACCCGGATGGCGCGCAGCGCGATGCTGAGTTGGAGTTAGGCGCATCCGTGGCCACCAAGATCGATGTGGATCTTGCCAGCGTGTTCGGCAGCTTCGGCACAGACAAGGGCGACGGGGCTGGTAACGCTGCCACCATCTCCAACTTTGCGGCCGCCGTGGCTGTGCTGCGCTTCAATCAGGCGCTCCAGTATGGCGTACCGTCTGCCGTCTGGCATCCGTACCACTGGCATGATCTGTGGGTGGAGCTGGGACAGCCTGCCGCCACCTACGATTTCCTCGACGACATGGCCAACGAGGCGATGCGCAACTACTACGTGTCTGACTGGCTCAAGTGCCGGCACTTCACCAGTTCCAACATCGCCATCGACGGCAGTGACGACGCTGTGTCCGGGCTGTTCGTGCGGCCGGCTATCATGCTGGACACCCGACGCCCCATCCGCATGGAGCCGGAACGAGATGCAAGCGCACGAGCCTGGGAGCTGAATGTTAACGCCGGCTACGGCTACGGCATCACGCGTGACACGCTTGGTGTGGGCTTTACCGCCGACGCCACCGAGCCGGCATAAGGAGACTTGAACCATGGGTAAACTCGCAGGGTACAATCATAACACCTGGGAACTGAGCTTTCCCGACCAGGCCGGTGACGATGTGCTGGCTATCGGGCGGGCGCCGTTTGGCGGGGCGACCATCAAGGGCGCTTGGGCCATCTGTGACACTACGTTGGCCGGTGGTACGGCCAACGTCATCACGCTCAACCTGTACGATGGCGGGCAAGTTGGTACCGCCACCACGGCCATCGGTACGGCCGGCGGTACTACAGGATGGACGGCAGACACCGCCGAGACGTTCTCGCTCAACGCCGATCTAGACGAGCTTGACGCGGGTGACTGGCTGATGCTCAACTACGACGAGACCGGAACCGTCGCCCCGCTCTTCACGCGGGTGGTTGTGGAGTGGGTCAACGGCAAGGGGTAAACTGGCATGGCACGCAGTACGATGAGCAACCTAATCAGCCGACTGCGCACCCTGACGGCCACCGCCATCGGTGATTACACCGTTGGCGTGGAAACCTACTGGACCGATGACTACCTCCAGCAGATTCTGGACACGCACAGGGTGGATCTCTATGACGAGGCTCTTCACCCGGTGCGTGAGGTCAACAGCGGCGGCACCGCCATCTGGCGAGAGTACCAGAGCGATTATGCTGATCTGGAATCGACGGATGGCGGCACTGCCGTGTTCTTCATGCGCGCATCGACCGGCACGCTGGCCGGTACAGCAGATTGGACCGCCAACTACAACAGCGGGCGAGTATCGTTCGGCTCGACTACTGGCGGCACGGTCTACTACCTGACAGCGCGTACCTACGATCTCAACGCAGCAGCCGCCGAAGTGTGGGATGCAAAGGCCGCCAACGTGGCCGACCGCTACACGTTCCAGGCGGACGGGGGGCGGTTCGATGTGAGTAAGATGGTGGAGCAGTTCGAGCGGCAGGCGAATCGCTTTCGTGCACTAAGTAGGCCCAAGTCGAGCACGTTTGTGCGCTCAGACCTGGACCTGAGCGAATGGCCCAGCAGTGGGCCGAAGTCAACACGAGTGACCTACTGATGGCCGCCCTACTCCCCGCCGCTGACCTGTCGTGGATGCGCACTGAGCAGGAGCGCGCCCAGAATGGGACGGCGGTCATCAGTAGGGCCACGCTGGCCGCTGACAACTACGGCGGCCAGACGGAGACATGGGCGGCCATTGGGACGGTGACCGCCCGGCTGGACCCGATGGCCCAGCGGTCAGACCGAGAAATGGTATCAGGCGGACAGATTATCAGTAAAAGCCGCTGGTTTGTGACGGTGCCCATCGGCACGGATGTTCTGGCGACAGACCGTGTAGCGATGGGGGGCCGCACTCTGGAAGTCACTTTCGTGAACAACGATCAGACCTATGACACGGCGCTGCGCATAGAGTGCGTGGCGCACAATGAGGAGACACGGCTTTGACAGGCTTGAGGCTGCTGTACAGTTCAAATGCGCCATGGGCGCGCAGTGGGTACGGGGTGCAGGGCGCCTCGCTGCTGCCGCGACTGGCGGACCTGCCCCAGTTCGACGGGCGGGAGTCCGTTGCTATCTTCGCCTGGTACGGGCTACAGGGTGGCATCCACAACGTTGATGGGTTCGCCTGCTATCCGGCAGGACAAGACGCCTACGGCAATGACATCATCCGCAGCCACACGGCGCACCACAAGGCCAACGTGGTCATCACACTGATTGACGCCTGGGTGCTGCGCGACACGGCCGCACAAGTGACGCCGGCGCTGTGGTGCCCGTGGCTGCCCATCGACCATGACCCGGTGCCCAAGAAGGTATTGGATGCCATCAAGGGCGCCCATCTGCCGCTGACCTACAGCAAGTGGGGCGCGAAGATGCTGACCGATGCGGGGGTGGAGAATCATTACATCCCACACGGTATCGAGCCGGCCGTGTACCGGGTGGCCGACGACCGGGAGCCGGTGGATGGGTTCAAGCGTCAGATATTTTCTGGCCGGGAGCCGGGCCACCTCACCGTCATGGTGGCGGCCAACAAAGGCTACCCCGACCGCAAAGCGTTTCAGGTGCAGCTGCGGGCATGGGCGGCATTTGCGCAGGACAAGCCACACGCCCGGTTGTATATCCATACGGAGCCAACGCCGATGTATGGGGGCATAAACCTGCCTGCGCTGGTGACCCATCTGGGCATCGCTGACCGTACGGTATTTCCGGACCGGTACCAGAACTTCCTGGGCTACCCTGACGAGTACATGAGCCTGCTGTACAACTGCGCCGATGCGTTCCTGGGCGCCGCTATGTCTGAGGGATTCGGCATACCCATCATCGAGGCGCAAGCGTGCGGCGTGCCGGTGGTGGTGACAGACTTTTCGGCAATGCCCGAGCTGGTACGCTGGGGGTACAAGGTGCCGCCCCGTGACATGGTGTGGACGCCGATGGACGCTTGGCAAGCCTGGCCCGACGTAGACGGAATCACCGACGCCCTAAACAGCCTGTATCGGGAGTGGGCGGGCGGGTGGAGCGTGGGGCGGCGTATGCGGGCACAGGAGGCTATCCACGCGGAATACAGTTGGGATAGCATCGTGCGCGACCAGTGGGCGCCGCTGATGGAGAAGCTGGAGCGCACGCTGAAAGAGCCTGCGGAGCAAACCCCGGCGCCGTTCGCAGACACTCGTACCATTGACGTTTCTGGCCGCACACGCACCAAGGCGGTGAGAGTTGAGGCCAACGGGCTACACCCTACGCCAGTGGTGACGGTGGAGCCGAACGAATGAAAACCGTCCTGATGGCGTCCATTGTACGGGACGGGTCGCACTACCTGGATCGATACGCGGTCCAGGTGGGTAGGCTATCGGCGCTGTTGGGCGAGCAAGGCTGGAAACTTCGCCTTGCCCTGGCAGAGAATGACAGCCAGGATGACACCCATCGTCGTTTGCAGATGCTGGCCAGCGACCACCACGGCGCCGCCTGGGACCTGTCGCATGGTGGGCCGAAGTTCGGCAGCATTGACAACGCCGTCAGGTGGGGAAACATCGCCAGGACCTGGAATCGGCTGCTGGATCGGGTGGCCGGCTGGCAGAGGCAGGCGCTCATCTACGTAGAGGCAGATCTGATCTGGACTGAGGGGACCATGGTGCGACTGCTTCAGCATCTGGACACCGTGCCGGCCGTGGCGCCGATGTGCTGGATGGGCAGTATCTTCTACGATATATGGGGGCACCGCAAAGACGGCGTGCATTTCAGAAACACGCCGCCATTTCATCCGGCACTGGTGGGGCACAATGGTGGGCTGATGCAGATAGACAGTGCCGGCAGCTGCATCGCCATGCGCGGTGACGTGGCCCAGGTGGCCCGGCTGAACGAGACCGAAGCCATGATCGGACCATCCATCTACGAGCAGGGCCACAGCCTGTGGCTTGATCCATCGCTGGAAGTGAGGCATCCATAATGCCCAGAAATAGCCGGGTGGAATACGACGGCCGCAAGCTACAGGCCATCATCCGCAACAGTGGAGCAAACGCCCGCACAGCGCTGCGCAATGTGGCGCTGGCCGTGGAGACTGGCGCCAAGCGGCTGGCCCCTGTAGACATTGGGGCGCTCCAGAATAGCATCTACACGGTGATCGGGAATGAGTCTGTACCGCTGCCGTCCATCCCCGGAGATGCAGAGCGGGTGGCACTGCCGCAACCGGACGGTAAACTTGTGGCGCATGTGGGGCCATCTGTGGACTACGGCATCTATCAGGAGTTTGGCACTCGGCGCATGGCGGCACAGCCCTACCTGCTCCCTGCCGTGCGGCAAGCCGAAGCGATTGTACCGGACGAGTTCCGGCGGGTGGCTACTGATGGCGAGTAAT